AGGTACTCAGCAATGGCAAGTTGTGCTCTTGTAGGACGAGGTAGGTCTAACGACTTCCAGACAAGAGAAAGGAACAAAGGGAAGCTGGCCTCTAGGCGGGCTTCTACGGTGCTTGTATTGGGGGTCATAAGGGAAACATACACGGAAGGGGGTGGAAGGGCCCTGTAGGGTCATACAGGACCCAATTAGAGGGGGTTAAGCTAAATAGCCACCCTGCTTAAAACGATTCTTGCTTTTAGTAGCGGTTGACTTATATCCAGGAATGGGGCCAAGACCTTCATTATATTGTGAGGGGTCACCCTTGGCTTTATTAAGTTTAGTTCCGTACCCAGCAATGTTATATTCACGGCGATACGCTTCGTCTTGTGGCCCTTGAACTTTCAGTTTATCTGTTGCCGCCCAAGCAGCTTCATTAACTGTTTTGTAAGGCTTTTTCTTTTTAGGGGCCATTATTACTTACCCTTCTTTTTCATGCCTGCTTTGCTCATGGCAATAGCAATGGCTTGTTTTTGGGGACGACCTTCCTTGACCATCTTGGAGATGTTGGAAGAGACGGCTTTCTTGGATGAACCTTTTTTAAGGGGCATGATCAATTACACTTCCAACGATTAAGGGCTAGGGCTTTACGAGTGGGTTTACCGCTTGGGGTTTTCATTGGCCCTTTTACGCCACTCATGCGAGCACAGAAGGACTTTTTGCGGGGACCACCTTCTGGTTGAGGGGCCTTTAAGTTACTGCCAGTAGCAGCGTTATACTTAGCCCTACCCTTGGCGGTAAGGCCCCCCTTCTTTGATTTCTCTCCACGTCCAAGGGACAGGGAAGGATTCTTTTTGGGGGCCATTATTACTTACCGGATTTCTTTTTCTTCATGATCGAAGCAGCCAGCTTTTGGTTATAAGCAAGCGTTCCAGGATTCAGTTTGCCACCTTGAAGCGCAGCAGCACCAATGGCAGCACGAGTACCGACAGTCTTCATTACGCTACGACCAACGGCCTTAGCAGCACCTTTAGCAATGGCAGGGGCAGCCTTAGCGGCTTGAGCAGAAAGGCGATTGATGGCGTTATAGCTACTGCCACCACCCGTTGCTCGAATGGTGTTGGTTGTTCCACGAACGGGGTTCTTCGGAAGATTGGGAAGACGAGGCGACTGAGCACGATTGCTGCTGGTTACCCGTGCGGTGCCAGTATTCCCACCACGTTGTGATGCCGTTGTCGTTGCTTTGGGTTTAAGAGGTCCCTGTTGTTTCATGGTTGAAACTTGGGTAGGCCGGGGCCTCGGCTGAGAACCCCCCGCATTGCCAGTTACCCGTGCCTGCCGGGTAGCAGAGCTAGTCCGACGATTATCTTGACGCATGTTTGGCATTAGCCTTTACCTTGACGCTTTTTGGATTCTTCAATCATCTTCTTGATGTCAGCCGTCTGTTCCCGAAGACTTTGACGCTTCTTAGGAGTCGGGGAAGACTCAGCACCAAAGGTTTGGTTAACGCGCATACCGTAACCCTTCATAATATCAGAAGCTGACATTGAGGATTCAGTGGCCATGTTTGCTGGGGCCTTGGGCTTAGTGGCTGGCTTAGCTGCGGGACGCGCAGGAGCTGAAGACCGAACAGGAGCCGATGAACGCATAGACCGAGCTGGGGCAGAAGGTGTTTTTGGAGCTGCGGTTTTGGTGGTAGTCTTAGTCTTTGGAACCGTAAACTTCTGAAGAGAAGCATAGGATTTTTCCCGAAGAGCATCACCAGAACCTTTAGGCATAGGAGACTTAGACTTAGCTCCTTTAGATGCAACAGAACCGGTATTAGGGTTCTTAAAGCGAGGGCCATACTTACCAGAATACCTTTTGTTAACGGCTGCCAATGCTTTCGCTAGCTGTTGGTTGCCTTCACTTTTTGGGTTAAAGACAGAATTTGCAGTTGCGGCAGTTTGAAGTGCCGTGCCAACAAAACCAACTCGACTAGCAAGTTTACCAGCAGTTTTAACTAATGCTCCACCCATTTTACCAGGAGGAAGGGCTTTAGTCACCTTAGCCAAAGGACCACCTTTCTTTCCAGGAGGAAGAGCCCGTTGTCCAGTAGTATTAGAAGTGCGAGTCCCAGGCTGGAAGGGACGTTGCATCGTTGTGGTAGGACGTTTTTGAGGAGTGGAAGCAGCAACTTTTGTACTACCGCTTGCCCGTTCTGCCCGACGACGTGCGCTTGTAACGGGGGGTTTCTTAGCCATAATGGATCAACCTTGGGTGATGGTTGCCACAGGAAGGGCAAACAGGGTACCAGCACCAATCAGTTGGCAGGACAGGGTGTCGCTAGTGGTGTACCATTGACCACCACGAACCAGGGTAGCAGCAGTAACAGCACCACCAGACACGGTGATGTCAGCAGTAGCGCCATAACCAGAACCACCACTCAGGGCAATGTTGGTATAGGTGCCGTTGGTATAACCAGAGCCATTGACGCGGGTACCGAAGGTAGCAATAGCGCCGGTTTCCTTACGGGTAGCAGTTCCTGTTACCTTTGCGGTAGGAAGGGTCGAGGGGGTAGTGCGAGCACGACGCACGGTGAAGATGGCAGCTTCGGCAACATCAACAGTTTGGTTAGCAGCCAATACGGTGGCAGCAGAACCGTAGGAAGCAGCAACAGTTGTCGTGGTAGTAGTACCACCCGACACGTTAGCGGTGGTGTGGACCTTGTTATTCTGTTGGTTTTCCCAACGACGACCGGGGTCGTTAGAGATGGAACCGTAAGTAGTCGAGTCGGCAGTAGTAGTCATCTTTTTAGGGGAAGATAGTTGTTAACGTTAACCGGTAGTCCAAGAAAGGACCTTAGAAAAATTAGACTGGTCAAAAGAGTCTTGAGCAGTCCACCAAGTGAGCCAATGGTTCGAACCTTTTGATTGGTTACACTTGATACAGGCGGGCACTACGTTAGACGTTGTATCGTGCCCACCACGGGCTTTTGGAATGACATGATCCAAAGTTAGATTATGATCTGATCCACAATAAGCACACTGGTTATTCCAATGTTCCTTAATTGCTGATCGCCAAAGTCTCTTAGCTTCTGAGGATGTCATGGCCTTTAAGTTAAAGAGGTAGTCGGAAGGGGCTTCCAGAATCATTGGGCTAATGAATCCGAGTGGTTTACTTCTTCTTTTTGGGGAATCCAGCTTTCATGTTAGCGTAAGCCTTTGGGGTAATCGTAGACTTACTCTTGGGCCGACTCTTACCCGCTGCTTTGCGAGCATTCATGTTGGCGTAAAGACCCGGAGGTTTGGCGTTTCCTTTGTTCATTTTTTTGTGGATTTACCGTTGGAACCATTACGGGCTCGATTCTTTGATGGCGATTCTTTAACTAGTCGGCCACTCTTGGTATGGGAAAGATCAGGCCCACCCTTACCCATCACACCACGTTTCCGTCGTGCGTCGGCAAGGTCAGCCCGATACTTCCTATCCGTTGGAGACTTATTCTCCTTTGTATCGTAGGCAAGTTTCTTTGCGTATGCTTCGGAGTTTTTCCGATAGTAGGCAGCACTACGCTTAGGGGTTGGTGTTTTCTTTGGCGCCATTGTTTTGTTCCTTAAAGAATACTTCGTTTTCAAGGCGCTCAATTCTTGTGTTACTAGTACTTACCTTCTCGATAAGCACCTCAACAGAAGAAGCAATATTGTGAAGGGTATAAAGATGCCAGCTAAAGAGGCCAAGAAATGCTACAACAACAGCATTCTTAACCGCCATAGCTAGATCATCTGATGGCTCGTTCGACATCCTCCATCTCCAATTCTAAACTACTAAAGAGGTTAGCGAGTGGAGAACCCAACACAGGAACACCAGTGATGTTATTCTTGGCAAGCCAGTCTGTCGCGGCTTTTAGATCCTGCGTGGTAGCGGTGCCGGATTTAATCCGACCAATTAGTTCGTCTGTGACAAGGCCGTGAAGCTCATTGAAGGCTTCCTCGTTAGCACGTCCCATTAGGCAAATACTCGGTAAGGGTTAACTGGTTCCACAAGAAACTCATCCCACCC